ATTTTGAAAAAGTTGAAGATAACGGCTGCTGAAAAAGGAACGACGGTTAATAAACTGATTGAAGAACTAGTTAAAAAATATTTATGAGCATAAAAAATAAGCCTATCCCAAACGAGATAGGCTTTTAATAAACAAAAAAGAACCCTGTGTGGGCTAAAGGCACAACACAAGGCTAACACTCCGACGACACTAAATTGAAGGATAACCAGTCCTTGAAGCAATTCAATGCTAATCTCAACCATTATCTTATAATTAAATCCATACGGTGTCAACGGATATCATGATATATTATTTTGCAATAGTTAGTGATAAAATGAAATCGGCTGCTGAAATGTCTAACCAGCATTTCGATACTGTAGCCGATTGGAGCAATTTATGTGCTAATCTCTTTTTTAGAACAACTGGCTGTTGAAATTATAGCTGGCGTTCTTACCGAAGTTATTTCTAGCTTACTACATAAGTAGTTTCTAGATAACTAATTAGCTTTCTGGTGGCCGAAGACAACACTAGGAAGCTTTTTTATATGTATGCCAGCCGGAGCTGGCTTTTTTAAACCCGTCGAATTCGTCCGGTTTAGAATACGAACAATATGTGATTTTACGGATCCTTAATCTTCGTTATTTAACTCTTAACGACTGTCCAGCGTAAATCAAATTGACATTCTTCAAACTAGATAGGTCCCTTACTTGGTTAACAGAAACACCATATTGGCTTGCAATTTTTGAAACGGTATCACCTTTTCGTACGGTGTAGTACACTTTTGAACTTGTCGCTGCGGATCCAGAAACCTTTAAAACTTGACCTGGATAAATCGTATTATAAATTGACTTACCATTCAAACTAGCCAAAGTGTACATCGAAATACCATATCGGTTTGCGATCGCCCACCAGGAATCACCGGACTTCACGGTATACGTATTTGCTACCGTCTGGCTAGATACATTCGAACTGGTCAGCTGAACATCTTGCGCTAACGCCCAACCCATTGGCACATTACCTTTATAAAGCAAAACTGCTTGGTTAGACTTACTCAAAACCAAATCTTGCGTGTCGTGAATCGTGTAAGCCTGACCTTTTGCATAACTGGCAATTCCAACTCTAGGTTGATACCACTTAGTTGCTGACTGTTTTAAAGTAACTGCTTGTCCAACGTCAAACCCTTGTTTGCGTATGTCGCTGTTAAGTTTCTTGTTTTGTGACTTAGCTTCGGACCCAAACCACCAGCTAACAGACTTCCGATTAGTATCAACTAACGAACTATCTAGTGAGGTCGCGAACGCTACCGAAGATTGATTATCTTTATTTTGCCATAGATCATAATTTCTTGGATTTGGCCAAGCACCCTGGTATGCTGCTAACCAGTAGGCGTCAAACTTGTTAATTAGTGTTTGACCAACATATTGATCAGCGAATCCTCTGTACGAATAGAAGACAATATGCTTATTGGTCAGCGACTTCATTTCATCAAGCCAAGCTTGTACAGCGGCTTGGGTAGTTCCATACTTGACTGTATTTTCTTCAAAATCAAGCACATAAAACTTCGCATTCTTATCTGACCGATTATAGAAGTCCTTTGCTTCCTGACGTGCATCGGCGGCCGAAACAAAACGAGCATAAGCGTATTGTCCATATGGAATACCGACTTTGTCAGCCATATTCGTATTGTATGAAGCATACTTATCAATATAGTTTGACCCGTACTGTTGACGGATAATCAGCCCACTAACCTCTGACTTAACATTTCTAAACTGTTGTTCAGTCTTTTGACCTTGCCACTCGCTCATATCGTACACTGGCAACGTATCTGCTGCAGCTAATTGAACGCATAAAAAAAGAGCAGCTGCCGCCGCTCCTGCTCCAGTTAAAAGTTTCTTCATTGAACTAGCCCTCCTTTGGTGTATCCGTGCCAACAATATTTCCATCTTTATCTAAAACAATTCCAAGCGAATTAGCCTTAGAATCAGTTTTCGGTTCAATCAGCTTGTCGACTACCAAGCTAATCTCATCAATCTTCTTTTCAATATTCGTTGTATCAACTGACTTTGAAGCTTCAGTTAATGCCTTGTTCCCAGTAAAGGAACCGACAAAGCCCAACGCTGAACTAAGCAATAGACCAATCACAATAACGTCTGACTGACTAAAAATCACATGAAATCCGTACTTAGCAACTAATACAAAAAACACAATCAGAAGTGACGAAAGCTGTACCCAAAACGATGGTTTGATTACGTTAGCCATTAACATCTTTTTAAATTCCTTCATTTGTATTTTTCCTCCAAATTATTAATTTTCAAATCGTGCTTAAGCAACATTTTGTCATGCTGATCAAGCAATTTATCTTGTTGAGCTTCACGTTTTTCAAGGGCATCTATATTTTTTTGTTGCATCTTGTGTGACTTTTGTAAGTCGTCTCGAATACCGTCCATTGGCTCCTTAACGTAACGCTTTAACATACTTTTCACAGTGTACGAAAAGGCACCAAAAATTGTCGAAATGATAACAATAATCGATGCCCATTCGTCCCAACCAAGCCCTAAAATTCTATGCACATTCAATCACCTACTTATACTAATTTTGACAATAAAAATAGCGCTAACCAAAACGGTAAACGCGTTATTGCAGCCAAGCCGCATCACAAACTTTGAATTGGTTCAACACATAGTCGGTGAGCTGCTGCCACGTATAAGTGTCTTTGCTTGGATTGTTCCATAACGCATACTCGCGCTGATAATTTTCATCGCCAATTTCATCTATCCATTTTCGATACATTTTCAAAATGAATTCTGGTGTTAGCCATGAGCGAAGTTCTGTGTATCGCTTCTTAATATCATCACCAAAATTGTTTTCCAAGCGAACAAATAGCTGATGACTGCCATGCGCTACAGCAGTTGGCTTGCTTACGAGTGTTCCATCAAATTGCCCACCCAGAGTAGTATCCAAGTCGTAAGGATGGATATACCATTTTTTGAGGTCATAGCTAAAGAATGTCTGATTTTTGCCCCAAGCATCCACGTTCCCAATGACGTTACTAAAGATGTAGTAGTCGATCAGTGACTCTTTATCTAAATAGGTGTCGATATTAGCTTTAAAATCAGCATCCGTTGAGTTTACTGCGAAATTTAGCATGGCATTGAAGCCAGCCTTAATATCATCTGTAGGATCATCGGGATCGACCATTTCAAAGTTTGTCCCATCGATTGCATCTCCGCCACTGGGATATGTTTTAAACTCCGTCACATCCGTATAATTAGCCCCATCGATAATTGCCTTGGTTTTACCATAATCGCCCTTGGCGATGTTGAAGCTATATATCCCTTGAAATGCACCATTGATGAACAGTACTACTGGGAATCCGTCAATGAATCCGAAGTTATCGGTGGTTACGACACCATCGGGTATACTTTTTTCTGCCGACCAGATTGCCGCTCCGATGTTTGCGCTCACCGGATCGCGACAAAGCAATCCATCTGTGACATAAGCTTTCAGGTTCCACGAATTATCGGCTGACCATCTGTGTTGTGGCTGAAAATTGAGTTTATTAGACATCGCGCTATCTTCATAAACTTTAATTTTATAAGCTTTTTTATTCCATTGAAGTGAACTATCTCCCTGCCATTTAGTTTTAGCATAACCGGTTATATGAGTGCCATTTTTTACATAATCGAAATTCAGATTTACGTAATCATCACCGGAAATTCCTGTAAAATCGCCATCTAAATGTACTTCTGGTAATCCGTAGTTTTGAGGAGGATTTGAAACAGTTTTAAAATTGTACTTAACAAGTAGGTTTCCAATTAGAAGTGTGCCAAAATTTGTTCCGTTTTGCACTATTTGAAATGCGATTTTTGAGCATGTGTCTAAATACGTTTTGCTCGGTAATGCTTTAAAATTAAAGTTTTTAAATTCCCATTGATTTAAAGTAGCAGTGTTAACGACGGTGGTTCCAAGGCAATTCCAACTATCATCATAATAGATCAGATTGAAACTCAAGTCTTGATCCGTTGCGGACTGAATTAAAAAACTAATGTCCAAGCCGTATGTGTACATTTCTTTTTGTGGATCAACATCGAAAACGAAATTAACACCTTGATACTGTGTTGATCCATCACCTACGACTTTCAAAAATTTTCCGCCAAGATATCGAACACTGCTGAGAACTGTTTTTGAAAAAGGCAGTGCATCATCAATACCGTTAGCAAAATCATTTTTCAAAATTACCTGATCATTACTTGATAAGTCTGAAATAGTTTTGAAATTGTATTTTAAGCATTCATCTGCTACTAGAAAAGTTCCAATGTCCTTAGTGTCATTTGACACAATTTGTAAATCAAAATAGGCTGTATTTGCTTGATATGCTGGATTTAACACAAAACTAACTAGAATGTTTTGATACTCATATGCTTTAAAACTGATATTTTTAAGCACATCTGTGCCTAGCAGCGTACCATCTGCGCTGTGATAACCGATGTTGATTGACCATTTAACCGCAGCGTTGGTAGTTTCGATTGAACTTTGTGCTAAAAACTTAAAGATCCAAGGCCTGTTAAAAAATTCTGATTTAAACAGCTGAAAATTGTCAAAATTGATCTTCCATTCTATGCCTTTGTACTGAGAGCCACTTGAATCGGTGAGTTTAAGCCAATTCTTGCCTATCCACCGGACATAGTTAAATCTTGTAGAGCTTGTTGTTGACTCTGGCGATACAGTGTCTAAAAGATTATCGTTATCAAGCTGACGCTCTCCTCTTAAAATTGGAATGCAAATTGCATCTTTAATTAAACATTTTCCGATGTCTGTCGAAGTTGCCACGAGGTTGACTTCGATCAAGCTAACATTGTCAACTTTTGAAGTTTCATATGCGGCTGTGATCTGCCTGTACTCAAAAGCATTAAAGCTGATATGCTCAATCAAATCGCTTTTTAAGCTTTTCCCGTCTTTATCCCAAAAATCAATTCTTAAGTCGAAGTTTTGTGCAATACTTGATTGAAAATCGAAACTGATTTTAATCGGAGTATTAAAAAAGTCTGGGAAGTTGCTGTAAGGTATCTCCCACTTCAATCCCTTTGAGGGAGTGAGTGTGTCACCAACAAACTGCACCCAACTAGCACCATTCCACTCAACTTGAGATACTGTCGTATTAGTCCGAGCTTGAGGGCCGTCTTGAAAGTACCCATAGTCTAGTGAAGTGGCTGCCTGTTGTGCTACTGCTTGAACAGTATTTCCAACTAACTCTAAACCTGCCGCCATCGTTTCTCGTACGTCTTTCCCATACATCTTTGTTCTGATTGCAGCAGCTATCCCTGGCAGGCTAGCTTTTTGTGCATCTGTTAGTGGTGTACTATCTCTATAAACTGTTGCCATTCAATCATCTTCCTTTCCTATGCCGCTACTGGCAATTTAGTAAATCTCTTAGTTCCGGTTGGTCCCCATCCACCAGATACGCTGATATCTGCTAACCAATTTGAGTCATTGAACAGAGCTAACAATTGATGAAATCCTTTAGTAATTGTCGTATATCCCTCCAAACACCATGCATCAAACGTTGACTGAATATACTGCAGCAAACCAATGCTCGGGTGTCCTGCTTGCGCATTTGAATCAGTTGTATTAACGATTGTTTCACTGCCGCCCGACTCTTGCTGAATGCGAGCTTTGATAGTAGCTAGTGAACTCTCTGTCAAAGTGACTTCCATCAAGTAAGCTGCGTATTTAATGACAGGTGTCCAATCTCCATTCGTAGGTTCAGTTGCTACCCCTGGTGAATTGTTAGTGTTTGAATCAATTTTCTTCGCTAATTCATCAAGTCTTGAATCAATTTTGGTTTTATCATCAGACAAAGTTTTGATTGCATCCTGTTGAGTTTCAATCGTTTGCTGTGCCTTTTTAATCGTGTCACTCAAAGTTACAATCTTGTTTTGCTGGCTATTAATCTTAGTGTTAAATTGGCTAATTTCTTTAGCAGCTTTTTGATTTTCTAGTTGGTAATCAGTTAACCTGACTGATTTTTCACCAATCGTTAGCGATGAGCTTTGTGGCTTAGTGAAGTCAATATCTTTTTGAATAACTCTTAAATACTGCCGTTCAGCCACCAAATCATTAACAAATTGGTACCTATCGGAAACTTTGAAACTTTCAAACCGACTATCCAGTAATTCAACAGCTTCAATCGTCCAGCTTTCTGTTGCAGCTTTCTGACTGGCTATCCAATCTTTAGCCTTGGTCAGCAAAATTTTTGAATCATTAACATCTTCCCAAATCTGATTTCCGTTTACGATGCCGAACTCACTTTGCAAGTCAGGAATATCAATGTAATCTTTGCCACCATTGACACTCGAAACGTTAACTCTTGGATATGCTGCTGAGCTGTTGTTTTCGGTAGAAGTGGGTTCAATTGTTGCTCCCAATGGGACTAGCCTTGTGATGATTGCTGTTGGGTCAATTTGAACACTTGACGACTTTAAATTCTTACCAACCATTATTGGTGTATCGGTATGATCAGCCCCTGGATTTTGTAAATAGTCCAGGTAATTCCCATCGGATTCAACTCTTAGCACTAGGTAGCCACCTAAGCGATCAATCAATTTGCTTTTAATCGTGTCATACGTGTTATCGTACTCAACATACCTGTACACATTGTCAGTTGAGTTAGTGACATCAACTTTCCCGACTTTAAATTGTTTGTAAGTTGGTACTTGCGAGTTATGAACATCGATTAAATCGGTGAAAAACTGCGCTGGTGTAGTGTTGTGAACTTCTTTAAATCGCTGAACCGAATCAAGCAAATAACTCAAAATCGACTCAAAAGTAATCGTTTGTTGAAATTCTCCCGAACTGATCATTGCCCTTGTAGGTTTCAAGGCTCGACCTCGAAAAATCAACTTGTTATCTTGCAGCACATTAATATGAGTCTGGAACGGCTGAATTTTACCAAACAAGGAACTTTTAACGTTCACTGTCAATTCAGCATTATCAATATCACTTTCACTTAAAGTCAGCTTTCCAGCTGATAGTAATTTGTTCATGCTTAAATCAAAAATAACCTTACCGACTGAATCGGTAGGGCTATCAAATGCAACGATTCGATACATCAAATCATCACCTCTTTATAAAATTCAAAATTAATCGTTCCGGTTCCGCCAAGTGTCAATTGATTTTCTCCAACCGCAAGTGTGACCTGAGTATCTGTGTAAGTTCCGGCTGTCAACTTGATTGAACCAAAACTACCACTGACCGTAACTGTTCCAGTGACTGTGATTTTTAACTCTGCTGCATGACTTCCGATATTAATTAGATTAATGTTTTGAGTACCATTGACTTCAAATCTGGTATCTTGAAATACCCAGTTCGGAAAGAATACATCGTCCCAAATGTCGCTACCCTCGGCATCATTTCCGATTGCGAATGGATAGCAGTCAAACACGATAGTAGCTTTTAAAGTTCCGAATTTTGAATCGTCCTCAACGGTCACACTTTTGACTTTTCCAATCCAATGCAATCCAGGCTCATGCGTATCAAACAAGGCTTGCGTTAATTGTGTAGTCAGTCTACGCTTTAACTCATTTTCAATCACTTTTCTGTCTTGGTAATCATCTGACAGGCTTAGCAGTTGATATGTTATTTCGCGATTAGCAAAATATCTATCACCGGTTAATGCTGAAAAATCAAGAACACCTTGTGAGTACGGAATATCTTCAGTTACCTCTTTTTCATCTGGAGTAGGTGCAGACCGATCTAATAGCCACCAATTTTCGTTTGCAGAATAGAAATCCCCAAACGCAAAGCCTTCAGCCGGCTTGTTTTCCGAATCGACTTTTGTTAAGTCGTTCATGTCCTTAAAGTCATAACTCATCTTTTCCACCTCGATTGATAACCAACTCTAGCACCTAATTCTTCGTCCATGTCCTTTCCAATTGCACCAACTAAGCGACCATTCGACATATAGACATTTCCGTCTTTATTGGCAATTTGTCGCAACAAAGCGTTATTTTGCATTTGCAACGTAGAATCTTTCATTGTCATTGTCGAAGCTACTCCCAGATTAGTTGAACGACTATTTAAGCCGTTAACAGTGCTTGCTAAAAGACTTGTATCTAAGCTAGGCGTTACAAGTGAATTGTTTAAAGCGTCAGAAACATTAGATCCCATTTTTGAAGCTGTATCTAAAACACTACTTTGAAGTGAAATGATACCATTTAAGAATCCTTCACTAAAATACGCACCAAAGCCGAATGTCACACGTGACGGGGAATGAATTTTCAAAGCCTTTCTGATCATCCCAGCCGCTTTACTTGCTATGCCAGCTGCTGCACTCATGACCGAGCCTGCCATACTTTTAATTCCGTTTACAAAACCGGACATCAAGAAATGACCTGCACTGCTGAATAATCCACCAACACTTTTAAGACCAGATGCCCCAGATTTTCCTGCACCACTACCAGCACTATGAGCCCGACTGAATCCATCCATTATTCCTTTAACAAACATACCGATTAATTTAGTACCTGAACCTATAACTTGCCCTAAAGCATTTCCAACGCCGTATACGAATCGCTCCACAGCTTGAACGGCTATGCTAGTAATCTGCGGAATAGCGTTGACTAAGCCAAGGATAAACTTGCCAATCAAGTTTACAGCTGCAGTGATCACACGTCCTAAATTGCTTGCTACACCGTTGATAAATGCCACAATAGCATTAACGCCAGCTGTTATGATTTGTCCTATGTTTGCCGCTAAGCCGTTCAAAAAATTAGCAATTAAGTTTGCACCAGCAGAAACTATGCTCCCCATATTTGATGCGAGTCCATTCAAAAAATTAACAATCACATTAGTTGCGGCGGCCATTACTTGTGGCAATCCTTGTGCTATCCCGTTTAAAAACGCAACAATTAAAGTAAGTGCTGCAGCCATCACGGTTGGTAAGTTTTGAGTAATACCGTTCAAAAAAGTAACTATCAAGTTAGTTGCTGCAACGATAATACCAGGCAAAGCTGTTGTAATCCCAGTTACAAAGTTGACAATCAATGATGCACCGGCAGTAATTAAGCTAGGCAACGCTGCTGTGATCGTAGTTAAAACATTCGTAATCATTAACAAGAAATTTTGTACAATTAGCGGAGCGCCTTGCGCAACAGCTGCACTTATTTGTACCATACTGGTCATAAACGCAACTGCCAGTGTTCCTAAACCAGTAATCACCGTTGTTATTGCAGTAAGTATCATTGTTCCAAACGCTAAACCAAGTGCTTGTGCAGTAGCTACTAGCTGCTGTGAGCTAGTGTTCGTACTTGCCATTACTGTTAGCAAGTTAGCAAAACTGTTAATCAGCGCTGCTATTCCAAGCGAAGTAACTGCAATGCCTGCCCCAATGGCTAAAATAGCTGCGCCAAACACTCCAATACCAACCGCACCGGCTGTAAGTGGTCCACCGAGTAAAGCGAATACACCGGCTAAAGCAGCAACTGCCACAGACATAGCAATTAATGCTGATGTTCCTTGCTTACCGGTTGATGCAAACTTAGCAATTCCTAACGCCATTACGCCAATCCCAGCTGCTGCTACTCCAATATTGATCCCTAAATTTGAGGAAACACCGCCTAAAGCTTTCATAGGATTAGCCGCTTTAGTAGCCGATCCGCCTAAACCAACTAATTTCCCTAATAAGCCACCGATTCCGCCTTTTGCCAAAACAAATGCATATCCTAAAAGTCCAATGCCACCAGCGATTGCGACAACTGCCTTTTGTGAACTGCTCATAGAATCTGCAGTTTTTTTAACCCAACTGGCAAAGGATTGTAGTTGACCAGATACAAACTTAATTGCCGGACCAAATACACTATTTAAAGCTGAACCGATGTCATTAACAATTTTTCTGAAAGTTGCTGATGAATTGTAAAGCTTAACGAAGCCAACAGCTAAAAGCGCAATAGCTGCTACTAAAGCAATAATTGGCAATGCTTTTAAAACAGCACCCAACGCGCTTGAAGCACCACCAAATGCTTTAAATGCAGCAGCCGCTGTTCGTACATTGTTAGCAAAAATCAACATTTTTCCAGCTACTAAAATGATAGGACCGACTGCAGCGGCAATTCCTAGCATTATCAAAATAAAATTCTGAATTTTAGGACTTGCATTGGTAAATTTGCTTACTAAATCTCCTAGCCAATTTGCTACTGCTGTTATCGCCGGTGCCATTTTATCGCCGATAACAATTGCTGCGGATTCCAAAGCTCCACCTAACTGTTCGATAGCATTCTTTGCATTTTTCTGCATCGTTTTAGCCATTTTATTAGCTGCACCATCAGAATTTTGTAATTCCTTAGTCAGATGTGCTAGTTTAGGCGCTCCAGCTGCTAACATAGCATTCATAGCACGTCCACCTTGTGTACCAAAAATAGTTGCTAAGTAGTACTGTTTCTGTTCCGCAGTCATGCCTTTAGTAGCTTTAGCGTAGTCAGAAACTAATTTTGGCAAAGGCTTCATTTTACCATTAGCGTCATAAGCACTAAAACCGATTTTTTGCATAGCCTTAGCTGCTTCAGTTGTAGGTTTACCCAACTGCTCAAATACTTGGTTAAGCGATGTACCAGCCATTGTGCCCTTAATGCCAGCATCACTCAAGACACCAATAGCAGCCGCAGTGGTTTCTATTGATTGACCAGCCGCGTGTGCTCCAGGTGCAACATACTTCAATGCTTCACCCATATCACTAGCTTCAGCGTTGGTTTTTGCTGCCGCTTTAGCAAAGACATCAGCCACATGACCTGAATCACTTGCTGATAAGCCAAAGGCGTTTAACGCAGTAGAAGCATCTTCAGCTGCAGCCGCTACATCGCCACCTGATACAGCAGCAAGGTTTAAAACACCTGGCATAGCCGACATGATTTGATTGCTATTCATGCCTGCACTAGCTAAATTTTCCATACCTGATGCAGCTTGTTTAGCACTAAATTGAGTTTTAGCCCCCAACTGGATAGCTTCTTTTTTTAGCGCTGCTGTTTGCTTGCCTGTAGCACCAGCGATAGCTTGGACTCGTGACATTTGAGCGTCAAAATCCATTGCGGTTTTGGCAGCAGCAACTCCAACTAGCGCCAGTGGGACAGTAATACCTTTAGTCAGAGTGCTACCGACATTAGTCATCATTTGACCAGTTTTTCCTAAGTTAGTGCTTGCTCGCTTACCAAACGTATCAGCCATATTAGCAGCATTTTCAAACACTTCACCAAAGCCTGCATCAACAGCCTTTAATACTGCTTCAACACTGTAACTTTCAGCCATGTTCTACCTCCTTTCTATGCTTTTTCATTTCAATAAATTCTTTGTATCTTTCTGTAAAGATTTTGCTTTGATCTCGTTTAGTAATTTTTGACGGCTGATATCCTTCCTCAAAAGAAGCCCTAACAGAATCAATTTCTGCTGTTAAATCAAAGAAATCTTTAAACTTTTTGAACTTCGGTTTAGGATTTTTAGAACTACCAGTAGTTGCTTTAACATTTTGATTAAACCATGCTTGCATGGCCAGGCTTTCCTGTTTTCGCATCTGTTTAATGCTATAAGCTTCCATACCTATAATGTAATTAGCATATGTTAGGCGCTCTACTTTATCCATTTCAGCAACTGTAAAGCCTAGGCAAGTCAGACAATTTAAAACAATTTCGTGATAGGATTCGTCACTTGTTTTTTTACGTCCGTTGTCTAAGCTGTCGCTTTTTTTAACGCTACTTTAAGTGCATTAGACTTAATTAATTCAGCGTTGACATCATCAAAAAGTTTCTCAATATCAGTTGCCGGACTGTCAATAAAATCATAAATATCTTCTAGTCCCGGACGTGGTGAGCAAAGAACAGTTGACGAATACAGTACCTTAGCTAAAACTGCAGGGTCATATGCTTTTAAAGCTGGGATTGATTTAGTTAAACCCATACCAAATTCAACACCATTGAAAGTTTTTAAAGCTGCCACATGGTCCAATTCATTAACGAACCGTACCCCAAAATTCAATTCAAATTCCTTGCTGTTAATTTTGATTTTCATAATTTTCCTCCTAAAAATTAGCCGCCCCTTGCGGTATTGTGATTTTCATAGGCGACTTAAAATAGACTATTCAGTTACGCTATTTGTCCCGGCATCACTATCTTGCCAAGCTTCACCACCATTAGTTTCAGGTGTATCACCTGATTTAGGCACTACTTTATCAAGACCACGGAATACGTAGTCTAAAGCTTCCTGCGCATCAGCTGGTAATGTTGTCCATCCGCGCTTAGGCTTCCCGTTTACGTTGAAAGAAACATCACGGGTTGAGTTATCGTCCGAATCATTATCGTTTTCATCTTCGGAAACAACAGCTTGTAGATACCAAGCAAAGTATTTTCCATCTGCATTTTTGCGATTCCGATATACAACCCAAACTTCTAGTGTTTCTCCATCGTAAAGCGAATCATACATTTCATCAGCAATTGCCGATGTGTTGTGTAAAAATTCTACTTCCAAGTCAGTTTCTGGCGATGACGTTGTATTGACGGGGCCATCTTTCGTGACTGTTGAATCAGTATCACGTGACGGATCAAACTTTAAAGATGTTTGCCACGGGATCAGGTGTGCTGTTTCTGCTGTAGATGCTGATAATTTACGAGCAAAAGCTACAGTATCAACACCTTTTAAAACTTGCAGTAAATTGTTTTCTACCATTCGTATTTCCTCCTAACAAATTGCTAAATTGAGCGTTAATGTTGCTCGATTTAAAATTGAATTTTCTACTGAGTAATCAGTTGTTTGTTGTTTTTCTTGATCACTAACTGCACCAAAGAAACGGTAATCTGCCGTATTTAAAAAGCCAATTGCCGCATGAAAAAAGCGATCGGCTATAGTGGATATAGCTAATCGCTGTGCTTGATTTCCCCAAATGTCGACTGTCAATAAAATGTGATTGTTGATTGAAAACTTAGTACCCGCCGCTACAGTTTGAATATCTCCAATGATCACAAATGGATAATTGGCGGATTCATTCTGCATCGGTAAGTGATCATAAGTTTCATATCCCCACATCATTGACTGCTTAAAGAAATAATCAAAAAGCTCTTGTTCTGGTGATTTAATGCTAACCACCTCATTTCATAACTCGGTCAAGGTCGGCTTTAAATTTAACTTTTTGCTCCTCAAACGCTGGTTTCAAAACTGGGCGTGCTTTCATGAAACGAGTACCTTTTTCCAAGTAAGGATTGTATTCTTTAGTCATACCAACAGTACCTGAAAGAGGTCCGAGTACTCGATGAATTCCCTGACGAGTAGCACCGGTTGGTTTAACAAATTTTTTACCTTCCCAATGACCCGTGTAAGCTGTTGTAGTTCTGATTTTTGCATTTGTTTGTAGTTCAGCAGTGTTTTTATTGACTATTTGCTTAATCACTTCCGCTTTAGTTCGCTCCTTTAAAGCATTAACTAAAGTATCTAAACCTTTGATTTTTACATCAAACTTAACCATGATTTTCACCTACAATCAGTGTGCTTGACTTAATAGGAACAATTTCAGTTTGTTGAATGTATTTAGCGCTTGAATCTCCGATTAAACAATACGACCAGCTAACCTCTAACGGTTCAACTAGTCGTATCACTTTAATATTAGTATTCAAAGCTCCAAACAATTCAAACTTCTTAGTCGTTCCCATATCCGTTACATTCGCAAAAACGTCAGCTACTAATTCTTCTCCACCTACCATTTGACTGGTGTCCGGATCGTAGTGCTGCTTACTTTCTGAATAGAATTTAACCTCTGTGGTAAACCTCATTTAACCACCCCAGCCGTTAATGAAACTGACAACGCCTAACGATGATTGAGTTTTACCATTTGCATCTTTCCAGTCTGAAATATCCTGTGCGAAATCGTCAAAGTCATTGCTGTTAAAGGTAATCGACAGTCCCTCTTGCGAGTATGACTGCATCCCCTCGTTAGCAAGTCGATTGAAACGCCGAACGCACACTTCTAATTCAATGTAACTTAATTCATCTGGAATACTATCATTGGGCTTCAAACCAAGCTTAAACAGCAACGCTTTATCGGTATTTTTCAATATCAAATTGAGCAAGTTGTCACGCTTATTATCTGAAATTTGAAGCATCGTTTTTAAATCATCAAGTGCGACCATTTAGATCAACTCCTAACTTGCTGAAACAGTAACAGCTAAGGTTGTAGTTAAGCTACCAGCGGTAAAGGTAATTGTTGCTGAACCAGCTTTAACCAAACCGATTGTGTAGCTTCCATCAGCGTTTTTGGCAACAGTAGCGATTGATGTATCACTAGATGTTGCTGTAATGTCTCCTGAAGCCCCTTCCGGTGTCAAAGTGGCAGTAATTGATTTAGTAGTACCAACTACGCCACTCATTGTCTTTTGTGACAATGAAATACCATCAGGGGTAATTATTTTGACCCCAGAGTTCCCTTTAAGACACCATTTTCAACTTCGGCGAACAAGTTAATACCTTGGTAAATAACTGATTCGTTGCTTAAGTTTTCAATCGTATCATCCTGAACTAACGCAATCAGACCGGTTTCATCAGTAGTAATAGACTTATTCGCAAATAGTTTACTTGATTCACCATTAACATTGATATATTGAAGATTGATGTTATCTTTAACAGTTGCATAGAAAGTTCCAGCTGGAACACTAGCATTCAAAATAACATCGAAATTACCACCCAAGAAACCTTTCAACAAGGTAAGTCCGAACGCAACGCCCTGGCCATTCTGGATAGCTGCTGTTCCTAAATAGTTACCAGCATCAACAGGATTGATGAACATCACGATCTGCGGTGTATCAGTATCAAACTCACTTAAAAGCTGTCCGTAAACTTTGCCGTATGCGGATTGTAAATCCCCAACAGCTCCTAGGTCAGTTGGAGCAGTTCCTAAGTAAGCAAAGAACTTAGTACGAATGTCCTTTTGAATATCCTGAATCATCTGCTGCTGAGTTTTTTCAACAGCTAAGTCATAGCCGTATTTTTGAACAGCTTCAATGGTCATTCCCATACGATATTTGCTGAATCCAACGGTGTAGGTATTAGCCGGTTCACGTGTGATTTTGGTCAGTGGAATAGTTTCGCCCTCACCGATTGATGCCGGATCAACATCTTTACCAGCTGCGTCTTTAGGCTTAGTAATCCCAAACTTGTAAGTTTGAATTTGAGTACCCTGACGCATCGGTTGCAGACGAGTAACTCCTAACGCTTCTTGTAACTTTTTAACAGAATAGCCAAACTGATTGACGAAATCAATCGCGGCAACAGTACCTAGGCTATTTTGATCAATTAAATTTGTATCTCCCATTTATAAAACTTCCTTTCATTTTTGAAAAAGCTGAATATTATCAGCAATAGCTTTCTTGCGCTTAAACGAATCTTTAATCGCTAAAATTTCTTCTTTACTCATTGTTTTAACAGGTTTTCCCGATTCGGTTGGAGTGTTACCTTTTAACAACTCAGTTTTAACTGCTTCACGTACTCGGTCAGCAAAACTAATCAACTGCTTAACGTTAGCTTGAGTAGTTTCAGCATTGCTGGTTACAACTAAATTTAACTCATCGTCAGTAACATCTAAGCCAACATCAGTCATCATCGAACGGGCTTGCTTAGCCATTTCAAACTTGGCCAACTTAGCTTCAGCGGCTTCAGCACGTTCTGTTTGTTTCTGGAGTTGGTATTCTTTCTTCTGATCAGCATTCATCTTAGCTAACTTTGCGGCTTCATCTTTAGCAGCTTGAATCTTTACTTCTTGCGCCTTACGTTCGCGTTCCAAGCGTTCGTTTACCATTTTATTTACTTCGTCTTGAGTGAACGTTTTAGTTTCTTTAGCAGATTCTTGCTGTTGTTCTTCGGCATTATCTGCTTGCTCTGCGAAATACTGTAGATTCATCTTCATTTTGTCATTCATTTCGTTTCCTCCTCGATTTTAAGACTCGGTGGTCTATCTACTCATAATTGTTCTTTAGCGTCCGCAATTAAGGAAAAAGGACAAAATAAAAAGCAATCAACTTAATTGACTGCTTTTCTTAATCTGGTATTTTACTTGTCAAACTATGAACACAATCTGCTGAAATAATAAAATCTTGACCGTCGTTAATCATAAATTTTAAATACTGATGTTTCTTAATCCCAGTCATAGCTGCGATAGTTTCATCACTCGCTAGAACATCTTTTGAGCGAAGAACGGTTGTTGTTTCATCGTTTTCGTTATAAGCCCAATACTGTAATAAATAAGGTTTCATTTTCACTCCACTAAAAAAGCACTAAAATTAATCAGTGCTAGTAAAATATATTTGGATCATAATCGCCAAATGACTTGTTATCCTCGACTGCTTTTTCAACTAAATCAAGTATCCGTAAAGCTTCAGTCTTATCCACGTGACTAGTGCTAAGCAATTTAATAATTGGTAAATCATCATCGAACTTAGCTGAATACTCATCGTTAGCTTTTTGTAAGATAGGTCTAGCTTCTTCTTCAACAGAAAACATTATTTAGCCCCTTTCTTTGCAATATCTTCCAGTAAATCGAAATAGGCTTTTGAAGCACTTGGAAAATACTTCTGTATGATTTCAAGTGATTTAGGATTAGCCGCAACCGATTCAGTCATGTGAGCAACAAACTCAGTCTGCTGATTAGTATCATTATTCCAATAACGCTTCCCATGCCCATACTCAAACGGGTATTCTCCAAACTCTTTTGTTGATTCAAGTATATCAGATAGCGGACCGTACTCACTTTCAGAAAGCTTTTTGGTCTTGATTGTCTGCTTAAAGTCATCAATAAACTTAGTTCGAGCGTTTTCCTGTTTCTTAAGTATGCCATACGCATCGTTATACCAATCAGTTTTAGCTTGACCTCTCCTACGTGGCTTTGGGCCTAAACTTTCAATGCTCGGTATTCCTTTATAAATCGTATTGTTTAAGTCATCCTTTATCAAGCCCGCTAAATCGTACTCTTTAGAACTCGAAATATGAACTGTTGAGCCTTCAACTTTTTTCATTTTACCTGCGATTCTTACTTTCGTCATTTTGCCAGTGGGTAAAATTTCTTTTCCGAGTAAGTCTTTTGTAGCAAAATTATCAACAGCATGTCCCATTTCGTGAAATACAGCTTGAAGCGGCTTATTGTAGCTGTTACCAGTAAAACTATTTTTATAAGCAAGTATTTTTTTCGTGAGAGCATTGTAGTTTTCGGATTCTGAACTATCTCCAATCCGGTCATAGTTTTTGTAATCAAACTTGAATTTGTCTTGATACCTAGCTAATACTGATTTAAGACGCGGGTCAAAGTCTGACGAATTAATTTTGTCTTTTAATGCTTTATAGTTAGCTTCGCCAATTTGTGACTTCAATTTATCATTTTCAAAATCCGGAACACTACTTGCACCCTTACTTGCTTTATCCAGCATCTTTTCATATTCATCCGGATCATACCAAGCTGATAAACTGCAGCGACAGTTAGGATGATATGGTCCAACTGGGACATCTTTAACATTGTAAATTCCTTCGTGGTCTTTGCCGTTCGCAACAATTGCTTTACAGATGTGACAAGCGTCAGGCTCTGCAATCACTCTCGCAGCATTGGTATTAGCAGCTTTAAATGAATCCATTTCAGCTGCAAACTCAACTCTGGCTGATTCAGTTCTGGCAATCCGTTCAGTGACATACGTATGATTTTTAATTTCAGTGCCCACCTGATCAATTAACTGTTTAGCAAGCACTCTAGGATTTTGTCCTTGAATCATCGACTGTGCTAAATATACATCTAGCTTAGCTTTCAAAGCGTCCTGATTAGCCCACACACGCTGTGAATACGTCGCACCTTTGGTTTGAGCCATAACTGTTTTAAGAACTTTGTTAAATTCACCAGGATTGACTGATTTACCTAAGATACCTGATTGCCGCTTAACTTCTGCTTGATAATCGTCAGCTAATTTCTTTTTTAAACTAGCGTCAACGTTCATCCCAGCGTTAACCATTTCAAGCCCAATTTTACTTTTTAGCATTTCAAGCTTGTTGATCCGCATTGTCGCATTGTAAAGTTTGAGTCGCTTATTAACATCTTCGCTAAAATCTGAATACTTTAATCCGCGACCTTTTTCTTTGAACAACTGACGTGATCCCTGAACGATTTCAGCAGCACGTGATTCATATGCTTTAACGTCCATTGCTGACACTGTACTCAACGCTTGATTATACGTTTGATCGGTTGTAGCACCGTACTTTAAATACTCCTGGCTGATTTCCTTTTGGATATTAGACAACGCTTGATTGTAATACTTTTCAAGTTCAGCACTTACTTTTTCGTCTGAATCTAACTGACTTCTGATCCAAACTTTCTCAGCAGCTTCACGCTGATTCCAGTAAGCATTATTCCTTTGCAGTTGTGTTGTCATCTTCTACACCAGCTTTTTGAGTATCAGTTGCAGCAGCATTTGTCTTAACGGCATTCTTGATCGTATCAGCTTGTTCATCTTGCATACGTTGGATTTCAGTCTTAGGATCATCAACTATCGAAAGCACAGATAATTGAGTTTCTTTTGACGTGATTCCCGTCAACGTTTGAGCAGTGGTTGCTTCGTCTGCTAAGTTAATAGGCATATTACGAGTGAATTTAAAGCGTAAATCTTGGATTAAACTATCAATATCATTTGTCTTAACAACAGTTTTAAGCGGTAAGATAGCTGAAAACATCTGTCGCAAAGACTGCGTAAACTTACGTTCTTTAGTCGCTGCTAAATTCTGCATTGGCAGTAGCTTGTACTGAATTGCCACACCTGACGCATTGCCGCTGAAAGCTTCATCTTGCAGGTTAGCAACCATGCTGATTTGGTAAATAAAGTTAATCAAACGGTCTAAATAATGCTCTTGCATGTTGTCACCGTCGGGCTTTTGTATAAAGTCTACAACACCTTTAACTGCATTTTGGTCTGGTGAATAGATAATTTGATTACCATCTAGATTTAAAATCGGTTCGCCTGTCTTAGGGTCTTTTTCGAGCTGAATACCTAAGATTTTTAAATAAGCATTGTCGAAATATTCAACCTGATTGGCTTTTTGACTAATCCCTTTGTTCAGCGAATCAACTAAGGTTTTGATATTAGCGATTATGCTTAGGCGTTCCTCATTAGCATAAAATTCAGCAGCGGGAACATGTTGAAAAATGTTAACTCCAGCGTCAGCGGTTAGATTAAAATTATCATCGAAATTAATTATCTGATTAGCTGTATACAAAACACCGCTTAGCTTGTTGTCGTCGTCATAAGAATATCTAACAAATGCTAACGGATCATGTGCTACTGTATCGTCAAAAATCATAAATGAACTAGTTGGATCTGCAACCGCAATTCCAGTCTGGCTTTGCTCGTTTTGATAAGCAAACAAGTAAGAACGCCCATAAATGTCAACTTGCTTCGACACTTCGTTAAGCTTGTCCTGAAAGCTATTTTGATTCATCCAATTTTGCAATTGGTCATTAAGCGAATCATCTTCTAATGAAATTTTAGGAGCAATTCCCATAAAGTAACCGTTAAATGTTTCAACAACGTACTTTGCCATGTTGACTACAATTCTATTATCCGGACGGCTAACCTTTCGCGTTTCGTCAAGGATTTCTTGATTGCCTAAATAGTACTGATAGTACTTGTCGTATGTTTCAGACAGTGTTTTATGAGCCTTGATAAACGCTTGTAAATCGTCACTAGTAATTTCTCCGTCTTTCGGAAAAACAAAGCGATCACCTTTGATAATTGAACCACTGCCGCTAATTTTTACTTGATCTGCCATTTTCTCACCTCGATTACAAATATCTTGAATTTAAGAACTGCGTTTTAATATGCTTGTGCTGATTGAATATCGCATAACGTTTCGCATCCATTACATCATCGTGCAGTTTGACCGGCTCGCCTGTTTTCTCATTCCAAACGTATTGATAGATTTCTTCCAAATACTTATCAGTTGCTTCTTGGACGACAAAAAAGCGGCCTTGTTTCATCAGCTTAGAGACTGACTCAATGCCACTTAGAACAGATTTATCTGCATTATATGTTTTGATACCTTCTCGCTGAAACCTTGCCACGTGATCCGGCCTCGCTGAATCAGCCCAAAAATTAATGTTGAATCCGTAGCGCTTTTGAATCTCCTTAGCAACTCTAACCCAGTAATCTATTTCTTCGTACTGCTTCGTATGTTCCTCAACTAAATAGGTGTTGCCTTGGGCATCATCAGCCATAACTACGATTGTTCCTTTATGTTCATAGCCCCAGTCGACCCCACAGTAATAGGTTAGATTGTTTGGCAAGTTTGCTCGTGGTATCAACATCTTTTCCTTGTCAAAGTCACGATACACCATGCCTTCACCAGATACCCACAGCCCTAGGATTGAACGGTCATAAAACATTCCGGTAGGTGTTCCGGCTTTCATGTGCTGAATGTAATCAGCTGACAAGAATGTATTATCATCGATCACAAAATGATAACTGACTACACCGGCTTTTGGATCATCATTGTCGATATAATCAGCTTTAAGATAATGCGTTGGTACATCAGGGTTAGTATCACAGATAATGCGTGCATGTGGTGCTGAACAGCGATTAAGGATTTCGTTAAACACTTCTTCATTGGCTAAACTAGCTTCATTGATGTATGCACCAAATGCAGTACTACCACGGATTGCACCTAAACCAGCAATTGAACCGGTGAAAGTTTGAATAATCTTGACTCCAAATAGTCTGAATGATCCATGCTTATCGAACTTGAACTGTATATCATACTTATTTGAAAGTTCTTGCAGCACGTTATTTTGGAGCGACTTACTCGAATACCCAGCTAAAATGTACATCGGCTCTTTAACTTCAAGCTGATCAGCTAGCTTTCTAACACGTCTTAACTCCATCAAGAAAACGTCATTGTCAATTACTGTTTTGCCTGAGCGAACAGCACCATAATTGATTAGTAAGCGCCAATCGTGACGAGTCAATATTGTTTTCATCACTTCAATTTGTTTCGGAGTATACAAATCAGTCAGCATCGTTGCCACCTTCAATCGTTTCATCTATCTTGTCTAACAGTTTAGATACTTTAGCTTCTGTATCATTGCCGTTATCGTTTAGGATACGCGTTTTGGCTTCAAGTATGTTAAGCTGCTGGTCCATTAACGCAAGTTTCTTTCTTCGCTCGTCTGTTTCGTCAGCAATCTTAACAAACTGTTTAATTAAGTTCCCTAATGTTGCTTGGGCACGTGACAATGCTTGCAAGTAGTTAGCTTGTTTATCCCAGGCATATTGATACTGTCTAACCTCTTTAGTTTGAGCAGGCTTGCCAGTTCTTTTATTTACAATCATTGGATTTAAATCTACTTCAGTAACATCACTAGTAGTATCAAACTCACTAGCTACATTCATTATTTTCACTGAACGAATGATTGCAGCATATTGAATCATAATATTATTCCAAATAATATCTTCCGGCTTAGACGTGTAAATTTCTTGGACCAGTTCACGAGTATCCTCCGGAAGCCACTTGGCAAATAATCCATGACTAACCGCATTCTTATTCCCTTTCGGTGGTGAAGCATGTGGATTACCCGGATTGCCTTTGGCGTATTGATTGCCCTTCATAGAGGAGCGTTCCTTTTTATTAGTAACGTTACCCTTTAAATCATCGTTCCATTTATCTTGTGACTTCCACTTGCGAATCTGTGATGGACTAACACCGAGTTCATCAGCAATATCTACTAATTTCTTTTTGCCACCAGAATCAAGCCAAATCTGTCGTGCTTGTTCTCGTTTAGGATTTCTTTTTCTAGGCATTCATGTCCACCACCTCCTGAAAGTGTTTTGTTTTGCGCATAAAAATAGCCCGCATTTTAAATGCGAGCTTGTATGTATGCAGGATTTGCACCTGCTGCAATTCAAACACTTTGGTTTTAATAAATTGATAAAATCAAAATGCTTTGAAATTTTAGCTGGTATCAGAATAAATGGATTTTTTGTGCGGTTCATACCAGCTGCGTGCTTTAGTCCTCCAGCTTCAGACGGGATTAGCACTAACCCATAAATCTCACACTATCATTTTATGCTTTTTTCGATGAGAAAAAACAATATATAGTCTCATTTCGGCAATATTCCTTCTTCTTTCGCTAAAAGCTCCAATAATTTTTCCCGTTTCCGATAGATTTGTGCACGGCTAAGCTGAGGTTTCAATACCTTGCCGACCATGAGCCAATCGTAATAATCATTCGTACAGAATCTCAGCTTATAGATTTCTTTCTGCTGTTCAGTCATAACATCTAAAACAGTATCTCTCA